TAAAAAGTACCAGCGCAAGCTCTGAGGCAGCAGCAAGATAGCCCGCTGTTAGGCTGTTACCGCAACAAGTCACTTCATCAGTACACCAGCGTAATGTACGCAGCGCAGTTTGAGCAGAGTTAAGAGCTTGCCCTTTTTGCGTTGCGTTAAGCGCAGCCCAAGCGGTTGCCTTGAGAGTGGCTCCCATGTAGGTGTCAGCCTGCTCCACCGTGACCAGCGCCGGGGGCGTGCAGTTGCAGGGACGCTCGCCATTGGCGCTGGAGTAGTAATAGGGATCGGCCAGGCGATGCCAGGGCCACCAGGAAGCGTTCACACCGCGTACACGCGCCAGGCAGAGCCGTTGTACCAGCAGAGCGCGTTGGCCGCGCCGCCGGGCACGGGAGCAGAGCCCACGGTGGGGGAAGTGAGGTTGCTGACCCTGACGGTTGTGCCTGTCCTGGGGTTCGCGGGCAGAGTGGCGACCGTGAAAGCCTTGCGAAATTCGTAAAAATTAAAGAGCGCCATCGGGAGACGGTACGGGGCCAGCCTCGATCATAGCTCAGATCGGGCCATGAAAAAGCCCCCAGGGACTTGCACTCCCCAGGGGCCGTGTGTCCAACTCGGAGTCAACCGATCAGATCGTACCACCGTAGGGGCTGTTTGTCACCAACCGGACCAGCGGGATCAGTCGCGCATCGTTGTAAGCAAGCGCGTGCTGAGAGCCGGTAGCTAGCTGAGCGTTGGTTGGGTTGTCAACAGCAGTACCAGACAGGGTAGTGCCAGGAACGTGGAAGCTGTGATGGTAGTCCACAATAATGCCATCTTGCTTGGATGGTGCATTGCGAACCGTCTCGATCTCAAGGGGGGTCTGTTCACCCTCAAGCATGACGCCATCGCCACACAGGTAGCTAACAAACTGCCGTTGTTGGCCGCTGGTGCCAATGATCGGAAGTTGGTCATCAACCACGACCTTAACGTTGAAAGCGCTACCAATCAACAGGCGTGTGTTAATACCCCTGCGGTCAGCATCGTAGGTCAGGAAGCCCACTTGCTCAAGATAGGCTTGAACAAGAGAGTGACAGAACAGAGTAGTAATCTCAGACTGCCGTTCGCCCAACTTGTAACGAGCTTCGATAACGTTTTCAGCCGTCAACCAGTTGGCGATGGTAGAGCCAGTGGTGACAGACTTATTTACGTTATTGGTGGCATTAAGCGGGCCGCCAGTGCCAAGCAAGCCTTCAAGCTGGGCGATCATCTTGCGAGTCTTGATCTTGTTGAGCGCCGGCTCAAGCTGATTCGCAAGTACCTGCAAGGGATCTTCGCCGCTGGCCAGCTTCGAGAGCTTGTCAACAGCGTAGGCAAAGCCCCGGTGGGTGATGGTGGCGTACTGAGTGGCGCTGGTGATGCCCTGGAAGGTGAAATGGCCCTCGCCAGAATCGCCCCACTCACGGCCAGAATCCATCCTCTCTTCCACCGGATCAATCGGTCGGAAAAACGGCGCTTCGACCCGAACGCCGGTGGTGGAGGTGAGGAGCTGGTTGCTTCTGGCCAAAATGCCAGAGCGAACCATCATGGACTTGTTAAAAATCTCTTCTTGAAGGTAGGCGGCAAATTCACCAGAAGTAGCAAGCCGCGTAAGGCTTGTAACGTCAGGAGTAAAAGTGCCGCCCAGGTTACCAAGGAACACTGGAGGAAAAGCAGAGGTTGTTTAGTCGGCATGACCGCACAGCCGTCGATGCTTTTGCCCAGGGCTCGGCACAGCTTCACCCTTGGCCGCGAGAGGCGATGATAGCCTCCGCTTCAGTTTTCAGCCTAGCAGCTAAATCGGGATCTTCGACCTGTATGGCGACCCGTGCGGTTACACTTCCACCCGGCAGCCACGGATTGGCGACCGCAGCGCCGCCGGTAGCGCCAGAGGCGCCCGTGGCCGGCCTGGAGCCCATGCCACCGCTACCGCCTTGGGCCTTGAACAGATAGGCGTACTGAGGGTTTTTGCGGAGCTTGCCGGCAAGGTCAGCAACGCCAATCTCCAAGCCATCAAGAACCGCAATAGTTTTGCCGTTCTTGTCTTGAACAAGCGAATGCAGCAATGCCCATGCGTGCTCAGGGTGGAACACTTCAGCAGCATTAAAGACAGCAAGAAAATCGGCTCGCTTGCGATCCTCGACGCGCTTAGTATCTGCTTCTAAAATGGCCTTGTCTTTTTCTTCGTTTTCTTTCCTTAGCGCTTCAAGGTTGTCGTTTGCTTGTTTGAGCAATTCCTGAAACTGGCCCTTTTCTTCCAATTCCCTTTTTAGTCGCGCCTCTTCCTTGTCTCTTAGCTCTTTGAGTTCGTCGGCCACTTTTTTCTTTTCAGTTAAGATTGCCTCTTTGTTGCCATTCACGGCTTCCAGTTGCCGCTTAAGGTCCTTGGCTTCTGCGGCTTCGCGTTGCAATTCTGCGATTTCTTCAGGAGTGAGCGACATGGCTTGATTGGTGGATGCGCTATACTGTAGCGCCTAACCGATTCATTGCACCATGGCAACAGCCGCCCCGACTCCAACCCCTTCGGCAAAGCCCAGCGCCCCTGCCGCTGTTCCCGCTGCGCCCGTGGTCACTGCGCTTGACCCTGCCGCCGAGATCGCACAACTCAAGGCAAGACTGGCACAGCTTGAACCGGCATCCGAAAACTCGCCGGCAAGCGAAGACAAGCAGGCCGGCCCTGCAGTTGAGAGGATTGACATGTCTGGCATGGTGCTCGAAAAGTCTGTTGACGAAGACGGCCAATGCACGACCAAGGTACTAAAGCAGCCGATGATCAATCCTGAGATGATCCGAGCCACTAAAGCAGTTCAGCGCCAGGCCGGCTTCTGATCGCAGCGCCTAACTGAAAGCCCCTGAACTGCTGCGTGTAGCGGTTCAGGGGCTTTCTTAGTGTCTTCACGCACTGCCAGCGCCTGTTTTTCGACCAGCTCCAGAAGACGGGAGCGAGCGGCCTGATCCTGCGGCACCATTGGCGTTCTGCGTTTTTTGCTGCTCAAGCATAACACGTTCCGCCTCTTTTTTCAACTCTTTAACGGCTTTGCCTAGCTCAACTAGATCCACGTCCTCAGGTATCCATTCACCTTGGGCCAGGATGCGAAGGAATAGCTCAGTCGTAATCTGGCCGCTTGCTTCTATGTCGGCCAGTACGCTTACATCTTGGCCTAGCAAGCGATAGAAGTCAAAGTCCTTGTCGATAACAACTTTAGGCGGTTCTATGTTTCTGTATTCTGCCGCCATTCTAAATGCTTCATTAAGTGCGGCCTGCGTTTCAGTTGCAGCCACTGATAGTACACAGTTAGCTTGCTGGTGGTCGATACGCTTTGCGTCGGCACTTTCAGCTACATGCTTTTGGCCTAGCAGCTTTGTAACGCCAAGATGCGAGATTTCATTCTCCAGGCGATCAAGTAAAGCCGCTTGCGCTACAAAAGAGCCAGCGTCACACCGAACCCAGTACGCTTTGTGGCCGACATTCATTCTGATGGCATAATTCTGCCCCGTAATCGCCTCGTTATTGTCGTAATCCTCTAGCACCAGCAATCCAATAGCGGCAATGTGCAACGAATGCAGAAGGTCCGCTAGGCGCCGGTAGTGGGCGATATTCAGATGCGCAACGTCAGACAGTGGGGGAGTAGCGCATAAGTAGCCTTCTTTCTCAGCATAGATATGCACTAACGGAATATAGTCGAGAGGGGTAAAGCCAATGTCACCTATTGTTTTGTTTGATTCAAACACTTCGTAAGCGCCAGGGACAAGAACGCGAGCGACAAAAACGTACTCTTCCCCGTAGGCGCCCTTAGCAACTTTGCGCTCTTCCTGATAACGAAACATTGTTAGCTTTGCGCCAGGATCGTCACTTTCTCGCCGGCTGCCTAAATACTGCCATGGATCAACCGGCACAAAATATGGGCGCAATGGTTTAATCTGATCGTTAGCAGATTGCGCTTCGCGTTTTTCTGCATCAACAACTATTGACGACATGCCATAAGTAAGCGCAACTTCTAGCCGCTTTAGAGCGAACAGGTCCAATGAAGTGCCGTCACCGTCAACATCTTCCCTAAACTCCTCTTCCCAATATGGATCACCGCCTTCTAGTTTAATCATCTTACGCATGACCATGCCGGCTGCGTTATGAATTAAGCGCTTTGTGAACGGCGCCAAAACAGAAAGATTAACGCGAGTCTTCCATGGGTCAATCTTGGTCTTCGGATCTTCTTGCTCTCTTGGTTCACGCGGCAGGTAGATATGTGCATTTGCGTGTAAATACTCAGTCCCCTTTGTGACGGCTTGCATTATTTCCCACTTTTGCCGCATTCGCCTATTTATGTCGTCCATATAAAATGGACTATCTACGTCTATGTAGTTTGGTAGTGATATTTTTCTGGTTGCTAGGTTCATTGCGGCAAAGCGTTTGCCAGTAGCCTAGCCTGCCGGCGCCAGGATGCACAGGTTACAGTCGATGGATAAGATCGAGTTTCCATGGCGACAGCCACTGCCCCCGCAGGACTTCGCCCAAGTGGCGACATTGTAGTAGGTAAAAACCGGCTTTCTCTGCGGCCAATGCAGGGGATGATTTTTAATGATCGACGCCGTTTTCGTGTTGTCTTAGCTGGCCGGCGTGGCGGAAAGACGGTGCTAGGGGCAATCGAAATGCTGCGCGGCGCTAGTGAGCGCAAGGGCAATTACTATTATGTTGCGCCAACGTATCGGATGGCAAAAGAGATCGCTTGGGATACTTACAAGAGTATTATTCCCGAACGTTGGATAAGAAAGAAAAACGAATCAAACCTTAGAATAGATTTGATTAACGGATCTTGCATCTACCTTAAGGGCTCTGAGGATCCAGATGCTTTGCGCGGTCCTGCATTAAGCGGAGTAAACTTAGACGAATGCGCTTTTCAGACGGAATATACATGGAGATCAGTTATCCGTCCTGCACTTTCTGACCGCAACGG